CAAATACGACTCGCGATCTTGACGCTTTACTAAATATTCTCAATCCATCCTATATTCCCCCTGGGGATACTGGAAGGGTTAACTCGTATTTAGGGTTGGTAGAAAAATTCCATATTTTTGAAACTGGCAATAGTGTCGGTGTCGGAGCGGCTGGTCAACCCGGTGTTCAAAGTGAAACATTGGGCGGTTCTTTAGGTGCTAAAACTACCCGTACTGGTTATTTAATTGGAGCCGGTGCGTTAGGTGTTGGTGTAGGGATGCCGTTTCAAATCACTTTTGATAATGTCACTCAATTTGATCGTCGGATTCGTGCAACTTGGTTAGCGTGGCTCGGCTACAAAACCTTAGATGTCGATCCCGTAGGTACCGGGGAAGCTTCTCAGCAGTTACGAGTAGCCGAATTACGCACCCTAGATGTAGCTGTATAAACCCTATTTTTCTAACAATTATGGCAAGCAAAGAAACCACCCCCGAAGAAACTCCATCTATCGCAACAAGTGGAACTAAAAATCTTCCCCCGACAAATGGAACCAATGAGGTCACTTATAACAATCTGAAAGCATTGGGTTATCCAGTCTGCAACCGGTGTAAGGGTCAACTTAGAACCGACCTCGAACATCGTCCTTTTTGCCCGATTCATGACACAAGTTGTCCTTTGTTGAGCAAAATTTCCTAATGATGTTTACTATTGATGACCTCTCTATTTTCGCACCATCGGTATCTTTATCAGAAGATGCCGTCACTGGTGCGATTTACTTTGTTCAATCAATCATTGAAGGCGATAGAGGAGCAGATCGACCCCTAGAAATTACCCGCCACCGGGAAAGACTAAGAGTTAATCTAAAATTCCAAAATTTTAGATTAACTTATGTCAGTATAAATACTCCAATTGTCAGTAATCCCGCACCAATAATTAAAGCTAGACTAGGCAATATTACCGATGGATTTAATCGGGCTATCGCTCCTGATAGTTGGCAAGTTTTAGGTTCTAACGACTACATAATCGATATAGACGGGCAAATTCACCTATCTACAGCAATTGGTAGATCGTGGGGTTATGTCGGCTATCATGGCTACAGTCGGGAACCATATCCTGAGTTTTCTGAGGCTGATGTAGAGTATTCCAGTGGCATTGATTTTACCCAAGATACCCGACAAACAAGGGAAATAAAAGCGGCTTTTGGTCGTATTTTAGATTGGGTATGTAATACGGGTTCTTTTAAGGGTGTTTCGTCAGTTGAGTTACCTTTTGAAGAGGTAAAAATCAATTATGGAACTGGTCAACTTGGTACAATTCCTGATGATTTGCTAATGGTATTTAAAAAGTATCGCCCAACAAGATTATGAAAGCGATTTTTATCTGTCCACTTCCGCCGACTCTTAATGATCAAATAAGATTAGCTCGTGCAAATAAATTTAAAAGCGCAACTACTAAAAAAGAATGGGACTTTGATATACAAAAACTTATTATAGAACAAAAAATTCCATGTTTTCCTGACAAAGTATGGATGCTTTACGAATGGCGAATTAAAAACTTTGGACGTGATCCTGATAATGTTTGTGGCAGCGCAAAATATGTTAATGACGCACTGAAAAAGACAGGAGTTATTGTCGACGATAATTTAAAATATATCTATGGATACGATTCAATATTCACAAAATGGACGAAAGACGAATTAAAGTTAACAATTAGTGATAAACCAATTCTAAACAAAATTTTTATAGAGGATGATAATAGCAATGCTATATCTTAAATTAGACCCGTCTATTGTCTGTGTTTTAATTGTTTTCGCTTGCCTGACTCATTCCGCTCTAACTCCTGAAACTACTGACACCTACGGCAATGTTATCGTAGCAGTTGTTTCAGGATACCTCGGTTATTTAAAGGGTTCTGAAAGTTAACTACCCTGATCAAACCTTGCATAAAGTTTAATCCTACGCCCTAATTTTGCGGCAATCCCTAACTGTTGACTTGTTGGAGACTCAAACACATTTAACTGCCTGACAAGACCGATTCTGCCATTAATTGTTACTTGTAGTTCCCCTGTAGTCCTGATTGGGAGCGGGTAATCTTTAGGCTTTACTAATCTTCCCTCAAAATATTCACAATCAAGATAACTACCTTCTTGTACTTCTGCCACAGGCGGTTTTGACTGTTGCAACCAACAAGCAATTACTACAGACTCTATTGCTGTAGGGCTTATGATCGGATTGCCTACGCTATCTGTAGTTATAGTCGAGCCTGTAGCCACAGAAAAGGATAGAGAGGCATTAGCCTTAATCGTGGGATTTTCTAAAAATTTCCCCGCAACCCCAATAGCAGTGTCAAACATTTGTACTAATATAAATTTTTCTAATCTTAGTGTACCAAGATTGTCTTGACAATTCAAGTAAGAAGCCATATAGTTTAATTATGGAGATTTCGGAAGCAAACACATGAGTATCAAACAATTTCAAATAAAGTTTAGTGTTAGTGGGAAAAGCGCAGAACATCTTGAAGAAATATCTCAGCAGTTAAATTTATCGAGGACTGAAATTATTCGCAAAGGATTAAAGTTTATGGCTTTATACGCTAAATCTCAGACAGAAAAAGATACTCGGTTAATACTCGAAAAAAATGGCGATCAAAAAGAGATAATCATCTAAAAGAGGTACATCATGGACAAATCCAAGCTTCATAAAACCGCGTTATCTCTTGGAGTAAAAATGGGAACCACATTAAGTTATGTAGTTTTTTGTAACTACTGTGGTTTTGAAATTCAAGAATGTCCAGACATTAAAAGCATTAAACTGCTAAAAAATATTATACAGGAAATTGTCGAGGTTAATCCGATAAAAAAGTACACGCAAGCAAACTGGAAAAATTGGATAAAAACTAGTCAATTAATTATTCCAAATTTTAATGACGTATGGGAGGAATTAAAGAAAATTAGGCAAAATTATTTCAGAAAAACAATACAAGAAATGTGGCAAAAAATGAACGACTTTGACTACAATCAATACGACTTTGACTACAATCAATACGAATATGATATATACGAAAAACGATGGGACGAGAAAGCGTGGGATGAATTTCAGAAATCATGGGAAGAAGATCACAGAGAAAGACAAAGAAAACTGGCTAGAGAACTAGCCTACACTAACGACCTGTGGGAAGTTTTAGTAAAGACAAAGCAAAAAATCACCTACTCTCATTCCCTAACAGATGATTTAAGCGATCTTGATTCTTGGACAAGAAACTTAGTGGGGGTTGTTGATTTAGGCTCAGAAGACCCCAAAGAATCGTATATTGATTATTTAGTGGAGAAGTATCGGTGAAACGAGTCTTATTCGATAGAAGATTAGAGGTGAAAATCACCTGTTTTGATAATTTTGGGAAGGAGTTAGGCAATGGAAAATAGAATTAAAGCTAGACTTGCTTTTGTAGAAAAAACCAAAAAAGACTTAATAGAATTAAGAAGTCAAATTTGGGATAAAATGTCGGATGCTGAAAAAGAACAATATTATCAAGATGAAGCTAACAATGCTATCAGCCTTGAAAACATTATTTCTTTTGTACATGAATACTCTGATAGAATAAAAAAAGAAATTGATAATCCTAATTTTCAAGATTTATTTGACAGAAGATTAGAGACGAAAATCACTTGTTTTGACAATTTTTGGGAGGAGTTAGACGGTGGAAGATAAATTCACGCTAGAAGATTACATCTATGTTCCCATTGAACCAGAAATGGCAAGAAAGCTACTCAAACATCACGAAAAAGACTGGGAATCTTTTGACGAATTTAATGGCTTTTATCATTGTCTAAAACAAACGTTGGAAGACTTTGATAATAGATTTGAACCTCAAAAAGAAGAGTCTGAATTTTAACTTAGGAGTAATCATGTCTCAACCTATCGAACTTTCCTTAGAACAGCAGTTCAATATTCGTTCTTTTCAGTCTCAGGTAGAAAAAATGAGTCAGGAGCAAGCGCAGGATTTCCTGATCAAGCTTTACGAACAAATGATGGTCAGAGAAAATATGTACAAAGCTTTTCTTAAACATCAATGGGGATTAGGTGATAGTCTGTGGCAAAAACCAGAGTAATACTACAATTTCAGTTATTAGTTATCGGATCAATGTACACTAACCCAAAAAACCAATGAGAACCATCTGGAAGTACCCTATAGATACAACTCCTTGTCGCGAGATTGAAATGCCTTTAAACGCAGAGATATTATGCGTTCAGTTGCAGAATAATATTCCTACACTTTGGGCATTAGTAGAAACAGAAGAACCTAAGAGGATTTTTTATATTTTGACTTACTATACTGGTAGCTATTGGATAGATGAAAAAGGACAATACATTGGAACTTATCAACTAGCTGGATTGGTACATCATGTATTTGTTAGACCTCAATAAAGAGGGACTTATGACTATCACAGAAATTGACAAAAGAATATCAATTCTTTTTCAAGAAGTAAGAGAATTGCTTGCCGATGAAAAAGAATCAATCAAAAAAACATTAGCAGAAATAAAACCTCTTGAACAAAGTAGAGGTAAAATCAATTATGACTCTTGAAGAAATCAACGCAAAATTAGACTTGCTTCTAGAAGAAATAGAAAATTGGAAACCTAAATCTGATTTATATCTTAAAGAAATAGAAACTT